GGCTTTACGTTACCTATCTCTGCTGCATTAATTTGAAACATGATTATCAACTCCGTTTAGTTTTTGTATATCATGTCTTCCAAAAAGTATAGGTTTATTGTCTATAGGCTCTGGTGGAGCAACTTCAGACTGTTTTGTAATTAAAAGTCCTTGTTCGTTAAATTGTTGAACCAAAGGATCGTCTAATCTGTGATACCCATACAATTTCTCACTATCAGGTACATTCGTATCTAACAAACCAGACCTATTAGCGACCTCTACTTTTATTCCCTTTGAAACAGCCGTAGCACACCAAAACTCTGTGCAAGCTCTGCCTGATTCTGCCATATAGATATTGTCCTTATATGTATAATCTATCCCATAAAGACAAATGGAAGAGACATTACGATATATAGCATAACCAATAGCATAAGGTACAGTATTGTTAAAATAACAAAGATTGGTAGATTTAATGACCTCTTCGAGTGGATATAGTTTGAGATTTTTGACTCTTTTATCCATTTGACAAGTGTAAATAGGTTTTTTGTTATTTTTGAGAAATTCATTAGCTATGCCTGTTTGCAGTCCTGCGTTATCCGTATCTAAAAAACGAGATACAGGGTCCATCATAAACGTCTTGTCCACATGAATTATTGCACCAATACAATTAATTCCCCAAACTTCGTCAAATTTTTCTGATCTTATTCGAGCAGCTATGTAGTCTGCATAGCTTCCTCCAAGTCCAACTATCGCTACCCTCATGTTCTTGGCCTATTTGGTAATCCTCTTCTGTATGCGTCTGTATTCTCTCTTGCTTCGCCATAATCTTTTAATCTTGATAATGACTCTGTAAATCTTTTATCATACATTGCTAAAATATCTTGTTCACCTTTCATAAAAACATAAGCTTCAAACAAAGAACCATATAACAAAGTGTTTGGTGCATTTGTACTTAACCAGGTTGTGCCACTATCACTTCCCTCCGTTAAACTTGTTGGTCTATAATAATAGTGAAGTTCTGTTACATATGATGCGTTTGGAGTAGGAGAAATAATAAAATTATTGTTATCAAATCTTGAGTAGTAACGAGGGGTTCCTGTAGTTGAGGAATTTGGATTAAATTCTTGTATAAAATTTACATCTTTTTGTAATAAAAATTCTTTAGAACTTGAATTTACAATTGACATACTAAATGAAGATAAAAAATCAGAAGGCACTGCAAGATACTGAGTACCAGAAGTCATAGATGTTGTCGCATTTTTTCTAAAATATTCTAGGTCTACAGACTTTAAAATACGTTCTTCTGTTGTTTTTATAAATGTATTTAAAGTAGATACAAACGTAGTTTCCGTATTATCTGTGTAATTCTGTATTGCTGTTTTTAAAGTTGCGTATGTAAAACTCATGATGTTGTCACCGTTACTGTTCCTAATGCCGTTGTTGCTTCTAAATTTGACGTTAATAATTTACCCAATATACCATCACCAACATTTGTATAAACAACAAAACCTGATGTTTCTACATCTGTATTTGGCCTTGCATTTCTTAATGCTTGAGGGTCTACTACCTTTAACATTGGTGTTAATTGGGGATGTTTAGCTTCAAATTCATCTTTTCCTACAAGAGATCCATTCCACTCTTTACGCATATCTCGCAATCTATATCTAAACCCAGAACGATCTGATATACCATATGCGTGTTTTCCTGTTGCAAACCTAGACAATGTTATAAAACCTCAATTGTGGTGACACATTAAATGAAGACCTATCTCTATCCTCTGACATAGCTCTTTCAAATTCTTCTTCATAAGCTGCTTTTAAAAGTTGTATTCTATCTGGTGCTTTCTTTATCGCTATGTAATAAGCTAAACCAGCAGCTAAACATGGGTAAAATCGAAAAGGTATCTCAAGAGTATTAGTATAAGCATCAGCATCATCCATGCGTGTTAGTGCATCATAATACAAAACATCTGTACTGTTTTCAGGTAGAGGCCATATTTTTAAGTTAGGTGTTAACTGTCTATCCAAAAAGAATTGTGTTGGTCTACCTGTTTGAGATTTGTTCGGAATAGCGAGATAAGAGTCACGACTTATTCTTTCTAAAGAATAATATGTCGAATCTCTCAAAACTGTTAAAGATAGAATATCTATAAGATCAGTTCCTAAAGAGTATTCGCCATCACTAGCAGTAACAGTTTGTGTTCTTTGTGCTATAGTCCATTGGTTTAGACCCCTATTAGCCCACTCTAAAAGCATAAGATTTAAACTTCTCTTAGCACTTTTAAGATCATAACCTGTTCTGGTTTCTAAACCACAACGCTCATAAGCTTCTTCTATGTAGTCAGATACATCTAGTTCAAAATTAGTTGATGCGGAAGTAGCCATATTTTATCTCCAATCTAAGATTGCGTTACTGCACCTTTTGTTCTTTTTCTTCTATCAGCCATAATTGCACCACAACCTCTTGCTACGGCTGTACCAGGCATATTCTTTCCATTAAACTTACGTTTAGGTTTTGTAGTAGAAACTGCACCACCATTATTCATATTACGAACTTTCGCCTTTTGCGTATTAGCTACGACTGTTTTTCCTTTTCTTCCTGCAGCTTTCTTTTTTCTAGCAGTCTTTGCTCTTTCTGATTTGGATAAACTACTTGCTTTACTTCTTGGTAAACATCTATCTGGGTTCTTCTTGTCTTTAGACGTACCACACTTGCCCTTGATTTTACCATCAGTGCCTATGCGAACCCAATCTTGTTTTACCCAATCTTTAAGAGCACCCATTACTTCTTCTTCTTTCCCTTCGACCCTTTAGCATAATTGGGGTCTTTACAATATTTAGAAGCAGCCATATTAGCATATGCTGATGGATATGTATCAAAAGTTCTTTTAGCCCAAGCCTTACCAGCAGGACATATCTTACTACCTTTTGATTTCCTAGATGCCGCACCACCTTTTCTAAAATAGGTAAGACCTCTCGGCATATCCATGTTTTTTTTATTTTGAGGTGGTTTTGAAATTTGTTTACTCATTTGAGCACGACCCATTGCCATTTAACATCTCCATCTTCTTCTTGCTTTTCTTAATCTACTATTAGGATTTTTTGCGGCTTTTGGAAACTTTTTCATTTGTCCTGCACTTCTAGCACAATATGATTTACGTCTATTTGCAGCTTTACTACCTTTTTTTACTTTACCAGTAACTGCTGTTTTTAATTTAGATCCAGGGTTATCTCTCCTATAACGAGCAACACCAGCCTTAGTCATACCTGCTCCACTTTTAGTGGATCGAAAGTATTTTTTTGTTTTAGGTGGCTGTTTGTCTCGTTTCCTAGCCATCTAATTAACCATAATTTTTACGCATAGATAGTATTATGCTGTAAGTATCAGCACTAGAATGACCAACTGTTGTAAACAGTATATCTCCTGTTTTACCACTGCCAGCGTTATTTGGTAGACCACCAAACGCTGAATAATCGTGATGACCAGATTGATTTTCACCTAACTGCATCACAAAAACATTTGAAGTAGCATCAAAAAATATACTAACTTTCATACCTATACACTGCCACCATATTTTTTCTATGGTCACACCTGTACAAGTTTCTCCATTTGGTCCTGCACTCAAAGCACTCACATCAACTTTAGCAACGGCACTTTCTCCAGAACCATCACTAATATTGGTGAACTTCATTACAACATTCTTGACACCATCTTGTATCGTTTGACTTGTTACCGCATCAGCCATTTACATCTCCTTATTTAAAAGGGGGATTTCTCCCCCCTATGATTAATAAACTGAGTACTCTATTTCGAGAGTTCCTCTAAAAGCTGTTAAGGCTGTATCACAAGTAGAACCTGCACCCATATACAGATATTTACTTGCTATAGCTGCACTTATATTAGGTGCAAACACATGATAAGTGCCAGCAGTGGCATCAAGATCAATGTCTATCTCAGTAACAGAATCAGTAGCAGAAATTCTTGGATTAAAAGACGCAACACCAGCACCTACAATTTCTGTACCTGAAGATATAGCAGTGTTAGTTGCTGTACCTGAAGTTGCACTTAATTGTAAATTAGCTAATGAATTAGCGTCACTAGCAGCCGCAGTTGTAACACCAAGAACTACTTTATGAATAAAGAATTTGCTTGCAGTAACCAAATCATCTGGGTGATCGGTATTTAATTCACCTATCTCCACAAGAACATCATCATCTGCATAAGTCGTACTTGCTGCGTTTGTACTAGCCAAACTTATAGCAAATGTTTGAATTTTTCTTGTTCCTAATGAAATTAATTGCCCAGTTGAATTTACGGAAAAACCAGTTTCTGTAATAGCACCAGTAGTGCTGCTTTCATTAATTACGTTAAAACCGCCTTTTGATCGCACTGGACCTGAAAAAGTTGTATTAGCCATGTTAGTCTCCTTGTCTTGGCAAATGTCAGTCACACAATGTAACTGTCAAGAATAAATTATTATAACAAATAATTTAAAAAAATAAAGGGCGACTTTAGCCGCCCTCTAAAAAAATAAATTTTATTGTATATTAAGCTCCTGGGGAACCAAATACACAACGAGGATCAGAGAAACCAAAAGAATAACGCTCACGAGCCTTAAACCTCATGTTTCCTGTATCAAAATCAGCTTCCATGTTTGTAGCTAGTGGTGCTCTTTCAAACATTTTGAAACCATTAGGAGCATCAGTCTTGATAAAAAACGCATCAGTATCTGTTAAGAAATGGTTAATTGTATAACCATCAGGTAACATACCCATATTTCTATGAGCGTTTACATCATTATCTGCTGTTCCTGGTCTTAGAGTTGACTCTAATAAACGATCTGCAACAA